CCCCTGGTCGAAGTTGGGCGCCTGGTTGGCGTGGCCGACGGCAGCGTCACCACGACCGGCGAGGCCGGCGGCGAGGACGGATGCCGGGGTGGTGCGGGTGCCGCCGCCGGTCGCGGGGAACACCACCCACGGGGCGACGACCGCCGCGCGGTTCGCGCCGGACGCGGCAGCGATCGCCGCGGCGGCCGAGGCGCCGGCGGAAGCGGTCGCGTCGGCGGCGACGTCGAGGAGCGCGATCCGCTGCGCGTTGGCGGCGACATGGGCGAGGAGCGCCTGGTGCGCGGCCGACGTCGAGACGCCGGGGATCGCGACCTGGCCCGCGCCGTACGACGGCGTCAGCTTCACGAGCGCCGCGGCCCACTCTGTCTGCGTGACAGCGGCGGTGTCCGCGGCTGCGACGTGCAGCACGACGACCTCGCTGACGCCCTCGGCGAGCGCGTCGCCGATCCAGGCGGCGACGGCATCCGGGACGTCCGCGTCGGTTGCCGCGGCGACAGACCCGACGACGGTGGGGACGGCGGGCCCGCCGGTGCCCGCGTAGAGGAAGAACAGCCGGCCAGTGTCGGCGGATGCGGAGGCGACCGGCAGCGCCCCAGAGATGTTGACGGTGACCTGAGGTCGTGCCATGACGGCTCCTTAGTTCGAGAGGGTGACGGTGGTCTCGGTCTCGGTGACAACCGGGGCCGAGCTGAGGGTGTTGCGGATGGCGGACAGATCCATGACGGATTCGGCGAGCGCGTCGAAGAACACTTCGCAGCCGCCGAGGGTGCGGGCGGTGGACTTCTCGGGTTGGAGGTCGTACTCCTCGCCCACCCACCGCAGCTGCACCGGGAGCGTGCCGAGGCGCCGGCTGAGGAGCGCAGCGACGCGGATGACCTTGGCCCACGCCTGCGCGGCCGCTTGCGTCGTTGCGTGGTCCTTGCCGCGGATGAAGACTGCGACGCTCGCCTGCCAGGTCCCGTCATAGTTGGTCGCGTTCCGCAGCGCCTGGGAGGCCATGCGGGGGGCGACGATTGCGACGGCCGGCAGCCTGGCGGTGGAGAGGGCCTCGGCGGTCGGGACCTGCTGCCAGGTCTCGACCTGCCCGAGCTCCTCGAGGTCGAGCAGCTCGAGGACGGCGGGAATGTTCTCGCGGAGAACGTGCTCGATGGCGGCGGCGATGTCGTCGCCTCCGAGCACCTGAGGGGCGCTCACGAGGTGCCGTCCGTCACGAGACCGAGCAAGTCACTCATCAGCTCCGACAGCACACCGCGCGGCGGCTGCGGGGTCGGGTTGCGCTTGGGCATGTTGCCTCCCCGGCCCGTCCCGTCGTAGTGGCGTCCGGCGCGCAGGTACTTCGCGTACTCCGGGCCGCGCAGCTGCACCGACGCGGACAGTACGCGGGGCGCCGCCGACAGCGCACGTTTGAGGACCCCGGTGCGGATCATCGGCCGGCGGCCGCCCTTCTCGGCGATCGTCGACGGCTTGAGGGGCTCCCACCGCTTGCCTGCCACGCCGCCGCGGGTGCGGAAGACGTCGTCCTGCCAGCGCTCAGCGAAGGTGGAGACCTTGCCCATGATGCGGGGTCGATCCTCGAGTCGGTCGGCGATCTCGAGGAGCGTCTCCTCGGCGAGCGTGGTGTTGAGCTCCGCGCGGATCGTGGTGCGTTCAGCCAACGTCGCCCCCTCAGATGTAGCGCCGTGGCCCGGGCTGCCGGATCGGGTCCGGGTACGGCATGGGCGGGGGGAACTTGCCGCGGCTGGCGCCGGTGCCCATCGCGTCGGTGCCGTTCTTCGGCATGCCCCGCAGCGTGGCGAGGAGGTCGTTGAACTTGAGCTTGAGGTAGTACCCGCGGCCGATGTTGCCGGCGTTCTGCTGCTCCGGGAACTCCGAGTACTCGATCGAGGACGCGACCCCGTACGCGATGCACTGCAGCGCGAGCTCACGGGTCGCCCCGGTCGGATTCGCGCCGGCGACGGGGATGACCTCCGCAGTGATCTGCCGCACGATCGCATCGAACACGGGCGACTCCGGGTCCCCGTATGTGCGGTTGAGCAGGTCGGAGTCGCGCTCGATGAGCAGCACCCCGACCATCGCTTTGGTCACGTCGGCGGCCAACCCCGTCAGCGGCATCGTCACTCCTCGGTCTTGCCCTTGCGGGGCTTCGGTGTCGAGGGCTCCTCCTCGACCTCGCGGATGACGCCGAACTGCAGGAGCCGCGCGAGCTCCGCAGGCTCGACACCCTCGGGGAGGCGCGTGGACGGCGGGACCTCGATGGCCTCGCCGTCCACGCGGACGATGGCGTGGACGTTCGTGACGTGGTTCGTCATCGTCTCTCCCTGCTACTCCTTGGCGGGCGGCGTGTCGCCGTCGCCGGTCGAACCGGGCGGCGTCGCGTCGGCGCCCTCCGGGGGCGTGGTGTCGTCGCCCGTCGACGAGCTCTCGGACTCGGTCGCCGGGGCGACGGGAGGCTCCTGCGTCTCAGGCTTCGCCGGCGCCTTCGCGCCGCCCTTGCCACGCGAGCGCGACGGCGCCGAGGCGGCTGCCGAGGTCGACTGCTCCTCGACGACCTTCGGGGCGTCGGTGATGAAGCCCTCGTCGTAGAGCCGCTGCAGCTCCTCGTCGGCGACGTCGCTCGGAACGGGCTGGCCCGCGTACACGTACGCGTGCGATCCCGTGGCGGTCTTGACGATGGTGAGGGCCTCCTTGCCGACGAGCGGCCCGGTCGGCTTCTTGCGGCCGGCCATCAGACGCCCGTCACCTTCACCGCGGCGCGGGGCTCCTGGACCATCGGCACACCGGTCTTGCGGACCTGGATCTGCCAGCCGTCGTTGCCGTCGCGGAACCACTGCTTCGACTCGAAGCCGAGCGGGTCGGAGGGGTCACCGAGGTAGCCGCCGCCGAGGTTCTCCCAGCCGATCGACCCGAGCTGCGTGTTGTCGAGCACGAGCACGTCGGTCGAGGCCGGCATGTTCGTGGTCTTCAGCAGCGTGAGGCCGGCGACCTCGAACACGTTGCCGGTGGCGACGATGTTCGGGATCTGCTGCGCGCCCGCGAAGGTCTTCGCGAGCGACGCGACCAGCCGCGCCCACTTGTCCGGCTTGGCCACCACGGTGTTGGCGACGTAGCCCTCGTTGAGCGCGTCGATCTTCGCGCCCGACAGCAGCAGGTCGAGGAACTGATCGGCGCCCGTGGTGTTCCACGCGGCGGCCGCGGCCTGCGTCTGCGTCACCGCGGACCCGACCGCCGAGAGGACGAGCGAGTCGAAGTGGAAGACGGCACGGTTGGCCATCTTCAGCAGCTTCCGGTTGACGACGTCGAGGCGGTTGCGCGAGACGGTCTCGACGCCGATGAGTGCACCGAAGCCGCGCTTGGCACTCTTCGCGAGCGCCGGGGTGGCGCCCTCGTCGTCGACGAGCGGGAACTCGGCGAGCTCGGCGATCTCGGCCGGGTCGTCGTCCACCATGATCGGCTCGCCGACCTCGTAGACGGCGGCGCCGGTGCCGGTCATGTCGACGCGGCCGGTGAGGATGTGGCCACCGATGAGCCGCTGCTGCACGATGGTGCGCAGCAGGCGGTGCACGATGACCGGGTGGTTCATCAGGTAGTCGACCGTGAGATCACGGCCGTCGAGGGTGGGAGGCATAGACGTGGTCTCCTTGTCAGATGAAGAGGACGTCGATGACGTCCCCGTCGGCGGCGGCGGCCTGCAGGGCGAGGCCGATGGGGTTGGTGGTCGACCCGAGGGTCTGGATCTTGCCGGCGGCCGCGGACGACACCTTCGCGGCCGCGGCGATCGCGCCCGACGCGACGAGCGACTGGACGCCGCCCGCGCGCGTGTAGACCGTCACGACCTCGCCCGCGAGGACGCTCGCCGCGGCGACGCCGACGACGGCGGCCGAGTCGGCGCCGGCCGGCCCGACGGTGTACGCGCCGGTGAGGGCGACGAGCCGACCAGCGGTGACGTCGGCCGAGGCGCGGAAGGTGACCGCCTCGCCCGGCTTGAACTTGGGGTTGTAGGTGTTGGTCACAGCGATGCTCCCTTCACGAGACCCATCCGGGCCGCGTAGGCGTTGAACGTGTCGTCGTCGACGGCCGTGACCGTCTCGCCGTCGGCGTCGTACCCGATCTCGGCGACCGGGATCGTGTTCTCGGCGAGCGCCGAGATGAGGGTCTCGGTGCCCTCGGGGTCGGCCTTGTGCAGGGCGATGAAGTGCTCGCGGCGCGAGGCCGCGAACTTGCCCTTGGCGATCGCGCCGTCGACGAGACGCTCGCGGTGCTCGGTGCGCTGCTGTTCGCGCGCCTCGACGCCGGCCTGCGCATTCTGGCGGAGCTCGGCGAGGGCCGTCGCGTCGATCGCCTCGACGCCCTCGGGGAGCGGTGCGGATGCCGGACGGGCGGTGACGGCCGCGATGATGGCCGTCTCGTCCGCGTCCTCGGGGAGGCCGAGGGAGGCCCGCATGGTGTTGAGCTGGTCGTCGCTGAAAGTGGCCACGGCCGTCTCCTTTCCTGTGGGGGTGGGGGAACCGGACGCGGACGCGACCGGGGTCGAAGAGGCGGCCGGGCGCATCCGCGCGGCATCCTCGAAGTAGAAGTCGTCGTCCTCGTCTTCGTTGCCGACGGTGGACGTTTCGCCAGCGTCCGGGACGATCGCGACGCGATCGGCGAGGCCGAGCTCCACGGCCTTCGCGCCCACGAGCCATGTCTCGTCGGCGAGCAGCTGCGCCCAGTCCTTCGCGCCGGCCTTGCCCTCGTAGATCTCGACGATGGAGGCCTCGAAGCTGTCGAGGACGTCGGCGGTCTTGCGCATCTCCGCGGCATTGCCCCAGACGATCGACGAGGGCGAGTGGATCATCATCTGAGATCCGGGCGACATGACCGTCTCGTCGCACCCCGCGGCGATCACGGATGCCGACGAGGCCGCCAGGCCGTCGACGACGGCGGTGACCTTGGCCTTGTGGGCGCGCAGCATGTTCAGGATGGTCATCGCCTCGGTGACCTCGCCGCCGGGGCTGTTGATCCGGAAGATGATGTGCGACACCGTCGACGACAGCCCGTCGAGCACGGTGCTGATGTCCTCGGCGCTGATGCTCCACCATCCGAACGAGCTGATCTGCCCGTACATGCGGATGGTCGCCACGTCGCCGTCCCCCGACGACGCAGGCGTCGTGACGACGTTGAACACCTCCGCGCGGGACTTCGGCGGCGTGCGCCCCGCCCAATAGCGGGTGAGCCAGTCGGGCTCGGTCATGCGTCCTCCTCGATGGTGGTGATCGCGCCGCGCGGCGGCAGCCCGAGCGCGGAGCGGATGAACTTCTCGAGGTCCTCGTCGGGATGCAGGACCTTCGCGGCGATCAGCGATGTGATCGACGCGAGGATGGACTCCTGGCGCGAACCGATCTCGTCGAACACGAGCCGGGGCGCCGGCTCGTCCTGGCCGAAGTTGATGTCGACGATGTCCTCGACGATGTGTCGCGTCGCGGTCTCGCGGATGTTCTCCGCGACGGCCTGGATAGCCAGAGTGAAGAAGTCCGCGAACGTCGAGCCGAGGGCCCACGAGCCGGTCTGCGAACCGAGGTTGAGGAAGTGCGCGAGGACCGAGCGGCTGATCTGCTCGTCGTGATACTTGATCTTCGCCAGGATGTCGGGGAGCGTCCCGGTGACGCCCATCAGGCTGAGCTCTGCATCCTTCCCCAGCGACGCGCCCGAGTCGTCCCCGGCGCGGATCGCTTCGACAATCGCCTGGCCGGCGTCGATGTGCTCCTGCGTGTTGTCGGCCGCCTTGTGCACCGGGATGCCGAGGCCGTTACGTTCGACGACCTGAGCATCGACGCGAAGGAATCGGTCCTTCAGCATGACGTTCTTGTATGCCGGACGGAGCACGGATTCGCCCACCCAGTTCGCGCCCTTGCGCTTGTTGGTGTAGACGACGAGGCGGTCGACGGTGAGCGGCTCGGACATCGGCCCACCGCCGTACGCGAGGAGCGCGCCGCCGAGCTGCTGTGCCTTCGCCTGCTGGATCGAGATGAGGCCACCGTCGGCGGCGATGTTCCACGCGGCGATCGTGCGCGCCGGCCGATACCCGAGCTTGCGGAGGTGGAACAGGCCATCGCCGCCGTCAGCGACCGAGCGCACGGGGTAGTAGACCTGCTCGAACACGGCGTGTCCGAACTGCAGGTGATCGGGCACAGCGGTCGCGAGGTGCTCCGTCCACGAGAACCGGCCGCGGGTGCGGGTCGCCGGCACGAGGTTCTCCTCGCCGACAATCGGCAGCCCGAGATCCGCCGCCACGTGCGCGGTCACCTCGGGGCGACATCCGGTCCCGTCGATGCGCCATGCAGTGCGCATGATCGGCGTGGCCACGGCCGAGAGCACCGACGAGGCCTGCGCATCCTGGCGCACCATGTTCTCGAAGACCTCGAGCGACAGCGGCCACCGCAGCTCGGGCGTCGTCTCGTTGGTGAGGTCGCTCCACCAATTGCTCGGCGTGCCCCGCGTATAGCCGCGCTCCCGCACCGCCGCTGACGAGGGGACGAACTCCGCGCGCACGTTGCGTCGGGTGCGGGAGAGGCCGGCCGGGCGGATGCGGGGAGACGACGTCACCGGTGCCCCCTTCGAGGATCAGAACTGAGATGAGCGAGGGTCGAAGCCGCCCTGTCGCGGCCGACGTCGCTGCGCGGCGGCCGCGCGGTCAGCGTTCGGGGAGCCGACCCTGGATACGCCTGCGGGCTTGGCTGCGAGGTCCAGGGCGTGCGCCGCCCACGCCGCTGCGATCAGCGAGGATGAGTTTTCGGGGGTCGCGCGCTTGAGGGTGACCGAGCCCTGCAGCGGCCGCGTCTGCGCCGCTGCGACGGCCGCAGTGAGCACCAGGCCGCCCCGGTGGCGGATGTTGGGCTGGTCGCCCATGAAGCCGTCGTAGAGCTTGCCCCACGCCGTCGTGACGTCCGCCGTCTTGAGCATGATCATCGGGACGCCGGCGTTGCGCAGCGGCCCGATGAGGACGTTGGCGGGTCCGCCTGGGTCGATCGCGACGCCGATGTTGTCGTGCTTGGTGGTCAAGCGGACCAGCTCGGTGACGGCCCACGTCACGCCCTCGTCCTCGTCAATCGCCTCAAGGTGCTTGCGGCCGTCCTGCCGGAACCCCGCCGCACTGATCGACGTGGCGCTGCGGTCCATCCGAACCTCCACCGCGAATGCGACTGCACCTACGGTCGTTGACTTCAGGTCCTCCGCGGCCTCGAACCGGCGCCGCGGGATAACCCAGTCCTCGCCCTCGGTGCGCGGGTAGTCGCCCACCCCGAGGCGCTCGGCGGCGAACCGCGTCGGGTCGAGGGCCGCGTTCATCGCGGTGTACTCGGTCTGGATGTAGTCCGGCGAGATTCGGCGGTTGTAGGCCGGGTTGACCTTCGCCCACACGCGCGGGTCCGCGGGGTCGTCGACGTCGAGATCGGCAGCGAACCGCGTCATGACGAGACGTCGCTCGGCGGCGGGTTGGCCCTTCGCGCGTCGCTCGAGTTCCTTCTCGGTGCGGGTCACGAGCCGGCCCAGCACAGTCGACTTCCGGTTGCCGGCGCTGCCGCCGTACCAGATCTGCGGGTCGCCGGTCATGCTTCGGGCGGCGAGCGCGGGCATGAGGGCGGCGAGGTGGTCGTCGGTGGCGTCCTGGACCTCGTCGATGATGACGCAGTCGCCGGTGAGGCCACGGCCTCCGCCGGCGGTGCGGGTGCGGAACTTGAGCACCTGAATGAAGTCGTCTTGCTTCCCGGGCCGCGGCGTCTTGAGGATGATCGCCTCTTTGCCGTTCGCGGCCGGCATCTTCCACACCTCGCGGCGGAGCTCGGGGTCGCTTGTGACGTAGCCGACCATCCGGTTGTACGCCTGCATCGCGGTCTCGCCCTTGTGGGCGGAGTACACGATGAGCTCCTCGCGGAACACGAACAGGCCGGCGAGCGCGCGGAGCTCGAAGATGACCGACTTGCCGTTCTGGCGCGCGAGCTCGATCGCGACTTCATACGCCGCCCAACGCGAGCCGCTGTCGGTGAAGCGTCGGCCGAGGCCGTGGGTCAGGTGGTCATGCTGGTATTCGTCGAGCTCGATGCCGAGGCCGTCGGCGATATCGAGGACCGCCGCGACGTCGGAGAAGTCGACGTCAGGCGCGACGAGCTGATGCGTGGGGGTCTGGGAGCCGAGCAGCTCAAGCGGACTCTCCAGCAGCACGTCGGTCCCGTTCCTCCCGCTCACGTCGCGCCCGGTCGAGCCGGGACTCCGGCGCGACGTTCTCGGGCGTCTCCTCGTCGGCCGGCGCCTGCCCGGCGTGGTGCTCTGCAGCGCGCACCGACGCGGGAACCTTGGCCCACTTATCGGGGTAGCGGCGCTCGAGGAACCACTTGTGGGGGTCTGACTTCGTACCCCCGTCGAGCACGTGGCGGAGCGCGAGCATCTCTCCGCGCGCGGACGCGACGTCGAGAGCGTGGACGTAGTCAACGAGCACCGGCTCGGCGAGCGCGGTGGACCCCTCCTCGCCGCTGCCGCGAGCTATCCACTCCTCATGCTCGTGCGGACGCATCCCGTAGGCGAGCGCAGCGCGGTCGGGGTCCATCCCGAGCATGACCGCCTGGATGATCAGTGCGGCGGTGTCGGGATTGAATCGTGTGGGGATCACCATGCCCTCGATGGGTTGAAGCGCTCGAGGCGCGTCCTCAGGAGCGCGCCGGCGGATCGGTTGCAGCTGGCGTGCTCGATGCGATCGCCGATCGCGTAGGCGTCGATCGCATGGTCGGTGGAGTGGCCGAGGTCGAGGGCGTCGGTCTCGAGCATGAGCTCACCGCACCTCGGGCACGGAGTGCCGTACGCGGCGGGCAGGAGCTCCTCTCGCCGCTTCTGATGCTCGGCGCCGTACTGCGGGTCGGCCAACGGGATCACCTCGCAGTCGAGCGCACAGCCCCGCTCAGCGGCATGCGCCCTCAGGGAGATCGGAGAGGGTCCGGCAGAAAATCTCTGGACCCTGGGGAGAGAAAGACTGCGGGGTCAGGAGTGATGCCCCGGTCAGCCCGAGATTTTTTCGGGCTCGACGCGCTCGGCATGCATGAACACACCCCGAGAGGTCTTCGCGACGGTCGGAGCGTACCGATCGAGCAGCTCCGGCGTCGGCTCGACGTCGCGGGCGTAGTAGACGGCGTCGACGGTGAGTCCGCGCTCGGCGTGCGAGCGCACCGAGACGAAGAGGATGCGGCCACCCGACTCGAACGTGATGCGCTCGGCACCGCGCGCACGTCGAACCTGCGAGGCGTTGCTCTCATGTTCGAGGATCGCCTCGAGAGCGGCCGCGCTGTGGTCGTGCGACGACGAGACGACCAGGACGCGGCGACCACCGCGAGCGAGGTCCAGTATCCGGGCTACATCGCGAGCATCCATCGAGGTCTCCTCTGCTGTGGCGAGTGGGCGCCGACTTGTGCAGCCGACGCCCACCCTCTCTCACGAACGCGCCCCACCGGATCATCGAGCGACTGGAGCCACCAGGAGAGTCGAGGTCGCGTGTCGCGGTGGGGCGGGTCTGATCCCGAGGCGGCGCAACTCGCCCCGGGACGATCGAAGGGGGCAGCGTGCCGGCCCGCGCTGGCGGTCCACCCGAAGAACGCGACCAGCTGCGGGAGCGACCAGACGTCGACGACGCGGCACGCTGCCCAGGAACGACGAAAGCCCCACCCGAAGGTGAGGCTTTGGCATAGGTTCCGTGCACGCACAGCGTATCACGATGACCCGCCACGCCGTCGGCGCAAACTCGCCGCGTGTCGTCACGCCTCCAACGCCGGCGGCGGCGACTTGAACCGCCCCCGCTTGCCCGCCTCGCGCATCTCATCACGGACCCGCAGCACGTCCAAACGCCGATACCAGACCGTGGTCGTGCCGGCGATCACCATCCTGCCCTCGGGCGCGATGTGGCCCTCCTTGACCCACCGCTGCAACGTGCGCTCGGAGCCCGCCAGCTGCGCGGCCTCGACGCGCGTCAGGATGGGGTCACCATGCTCGGCGATCGGCACACGCTCCACGACCTGCACACCCTCGGGCTCCCAGGGCTGAGCACCGCGATCGCGCCGCTCGACACCCCACCGCGCTGCCGCGTCGGCGAGTGACCAGGCGATGCGGTCGCCGTCCTCGTTGACCTCGTGACGCTCGAGCGTCGCCGCCCACAGCCGCTCCATCTGATGGGTGTCGCTGAGCACCGGGATGAGACCGTCGAGGGTGCGAGGGTCGATGAGTCGATACCAGGCGCGCAGGTTGCCCTCGATCTCGTTGAGCGCGTCGAGCAGCTCCGAGTCGACCTGGACGGGACCGCCGGCACGACGACCCGGCACCTTCGAGTGCGAGTAGGCCGCAGCCTTCCCCTGCTCGATCAGCGTCCGCATCCGCCCGAGGAGGTCAGGTGCCACCCGCAGGATGCCGCGCACACGGAGGTAGCAACGCTCGCAGAGGACCGTGCCGCGGTGCGTCTTGGCGGGGGCGCACCCGGTGCACTCTCCGCCCTTCACGCCGTAGCTGGGGCACTCGGCATAGTGACGGTCCTCGCCGAGGCACCCTCGGACGCAGACGCTCTCAGAAGGGTTCGTCATCGCCCTGCCCCTCCCCCGAGCGCCAGAACTCGTCGTCGGCCAGCCGGCGGCCATAGCGCTCCTTCGCGAACCACTGTTTGCGATACTCCCGAGCCGTGCCGCAGGGGCCACACTCCGAGGTCACCGTGCCGTGCGGATGGTCCGGGCAGCCGATGGGGGGCGCGAGCATCTCGAGCGGGATCTCCGGCGGGGTGCGAGGTGCGCCGGTCTGCCAGGCGGCCCAGTGGGCGGCGTTCGCGCTCTCGATCGCGCTCGCACGCTCCCGCGCCCTCCCGCGCGCCCTCTCCCTCTCCCTCTCTAAAGCCGTGGAATCGAACCCCGTGAATCCGGGCGTTCCGAGCGGTGAATGAGGCCCCGGAGCGGGCGCTGACGGGGCGGCGAGTGCGGGTAGCGGGCGGTGCAGCGACAGCCACTCCGCGCCCTCCGCTGCGTACGTCGAGAGGAAGCCGCAGTCCTCGAGCGTGAGGACGTGCAGGACCACACGGTCGACGGCCTCCTCGAACGTCGGCGGGCTCCACAGCCACCCGCCGGAATGCAGCTCCACCGTCAGCTCGACGGGCACGAGCTGGCGTCGGCCGTGAGCGTCGGTCAGGCGCCACAGGCCCTCCGCTGTCAGCTGCACCTCCGTCGGCGCCGACCGGTAGCCCGGGAATGCCCGATCCTGCTCGGTCGGGTCCCGTTTCAGCGGCCACCTGGGGGGTTGCATGTCCTGTGTTCTCCGTCTCATCGGTGGGGGGTCGGTGCGGCGAGCGCTGCTGTTTGGCTCGGTACGCGCTGGGTGGGTTCTCGCCGTACTCGGAGCCGTATGCGAACGCCTGCAGGCAGAGCTCCCAGGCGATCGCGATGTCCTCTCGGTCGACCGCGAAGCACTCGGTCCAGCCCGAGCCGCGAATCAGGATGCCGCTGGCTTCGGAGGGGTGATGGAACGCGGGACGGAATCGGGTCGCGAGGAACCGCAGAGCGTTGCGCTCCCACGTCTCGTCGGTGTTGCCCTCGTTGGCGATCAGGTGCGCGCCGGACGCGAGCAGCATCTCGATCCGCCGGCGGGACCACGCGCGTCCCACCTTGAGCACGCCGAGCCCAGGGCCGTGCAGGTCGGGCCAGTAGGCGACGTACGTCCACGCGAAGCGCGGGAGCGTGCGCAGCGGCGTCATGGGCTTCCCGCGGCGCTGCTGCTCGAGGTGGCCGTTGCAGAACCCGCGCGCGCGGTGAGCTCGGGTGCAGCCCTCGAAGTCGCACGAGATCCACCGACGCATCAGAGGACCTTCCGACCGTCGGCGAGCACGGCGCGAGCAACCTGGTCGAGTGTGGACCATCCACCGCGGCGGCCGCGGCTCACGTAGAACCGATCACCGTCGAGCACGGCGACAGCGATGTCTCGCTGCCACGGGAGGAGCTGGAGGCCGCCGGCGAGCGCCACCGCATCCAACCTCGCTGCGATGCGACGGCGGCGGCGAACCCGTCGACCAGCGAGTCGGCGGTCACGATGCACGACGGAACCCCGCTGCCAAGATCTTGTCGGCCGTCTCGAAGTAGATCGCGAGGTGCGAGGTGCCCTCAGCGGTCGCGATCGCCCACTCCTCGTCGGTGAGCCCGGTCAGGAGCTTTGCAAGAACCGTGCGATCGTCCGTTTCACGCTGCGAGGCGCACTCAGGGCAATCATGGATCCTCCCGCATGGTGGGTTCGTGACACCCTGACGAGGGCGGCAGTCTCGGCAATCCACGCACCACTCCGCCGAGCCTGTGGCCGACACGGTCGGTTCATCGGGGATCGACTCGACATAGATCGTCGGCACGAGGTCGAAAGGGCGCCCCGCCGACATCTGCGTGGCCGCATGGCGAGATCCCGCGTCGGCGCCCTCGACGGTGTCGGCGCTTCCCGTCTCAGGGCAGACCGTGCATGTCCAGCGCCAGCTCATGACACCTGTCCTTCCGATTCGGCTACGCGCTCCCAGAGCTCGCTCGTGATGAGCGGCAGCAGATCACCCTCCTCGGCGTCGATCGCCAGCGTGACCGGACGGTCCTGGAAGTCTTGCCAGATACTCAGATCGATGCCGTGGTCGAGCGCGATTGAGTACTCGCACGTGCGCAGGTCGATGCCTCGCGCACGGCACTCCTCGGAGTGCAGGACGTAGACGCGCTGCTCCGCGCTGACCGCGCGGCCCAGATGATCCGTTGCGTGCCGGTTGGCACCCACAATCGCCTCGAGCTCGTCGGTACTCTCGAGCCGGCTCACTGGTCGCCCCCGAGATCAGCCCCAGCGCCGCGGGCCCGGCCGATGCCGGGCGTGTAGTCGTAGACGCCGTAGGTGCGGGTGGCGGTCACAGGCCGGCTCCGATGAGCGCCGCAGTGAGGATCGGCTTGCCGTTCGTCTCGACCCGGCGACCGAAGTGGCCGGCGCGCGTCGTGACGAGCACGAGCGCGGTGATTTCGTCACACCGGGCGTAGCGGGCGAGCTGCCGGTTGACGGCCGAGCGGCCGCCCCCGATCTTCACCTCGATACCGACGCTCCCGGCGAGGAGGTCGATCCGCGACTGCCCATCCGACAGCCGCACCTCACGCGCCGCGTCGATGCCCGCCGCGGCGAACGCAGCGGCGATCTCGGCCTGCAGCTCGGCCTCGGTCACGTACTGCATCCGGGCCGCCTCGAGCACGTCGCAGATCCTGATGGCTGCCTCAAGCCCGTGCACCGACCGCCTCCTCGATGTCGGGCCACCTATAGGTGCCCTCCTCGTGGCTCGACGGCCAGACGTCGCCGGCTCCGAGGATCTGCTCCTCCATCCTGTGAACGGCGCGGGTGAGCACGGGTCCGAGAGCGACCTCCATCGCCGCCCGGGGCTCGGCATACATTCCGTCGAGCCGCTTCATCGCAGCGTCCGCGTGCCGAGTAGCGCGCCGCTGAATCCACTCGAGCGCGCGCGCTGACCGCAGGTTAAGATCGTCGCCGCACTCGATCTCGATGATGAGCAGCGGGTGCAGCACCACGACCATCCCGATGACGATCGCTGATTCGCGCGGCGCGAACTCCGAGGCAACGACCGGAATGCCCTCCAGGCCCTTCACGACGCCGCCCGCTTCATCTGCCGGCGCTGGCGGCGTGAGCCACCCGCCGCGGCCGCGACGACCGCTTTCAGCTGCGCGAGCTCGGCCTCGGCGGCGAGCGCGCGGTGCCGGTACTCGTCGGCGAGCTCAGCGCGGTCCTGGGCGGCCGCGAGGCGGTCGGCGAAGTCGAGCGCGCGGATCTCCTCGGCGCGTGCGGCCGCCCGCAGGTAGGGCGCCATCGACGTCACGACGGAGAGCCGCAGCTGCAGCGCGACGACCTCGGACGCCGCGGTGTCCCACTTCTGCAGCGTCACCGCGAGGGCGGTCTCCGCGCGATCGCGCGCGGCCTCCGCGTCGGTGAGCTCCAGGAACAGGCGAGCGGCGATCTCGCGCGCACGCTCGACATCCGCGGCCGCGGCGACCTCGCCCCACTCGGGGCGGTCCGGCCCAGCGATCCGCGCTCGCGTCTCGTCCAGGATCTCCGAGGCGAACTGCTCGGCCGGCACCGGGTAGGCGTCGAGCACTTCCTGCCACTCTTGCTCGGCCTGCGCGGCGTCCGCCGACTCGTCGATGGGCTCGGTGACGGGCTGGCCGTGCGACTCCTGTTCGCTCGCGGGTGGGCCCACTACAGACGGTCGCCCGTCACCGAGGTCTGAGGGTGCCGGCTCGGCGGGAGGGATGGCCAGCGGTATCGGGGCCTCCTCCTCGGCGATCGGCAGATGTGCGGCCGCGTAGGCGGCGAGCGCGTCACGCGGGACGATGCCCTTGGCGGGGACGCCCGGGAACCCGTTGGCGCGGCACCACTCGCGGATCTCGCGGCCCTTCGCATACTTGGCCGCGACGCTCATGCCCTCGGTGAAGTCGGCGAGGGTGTACGCGGGGGCCGGCGTGGCCATCGGCTCGAGGTCCGGCTCGGGTGCATGCGCGGGCTCGGGGCCTGCCGGCGCGGCGGGCTCGACCTCGGCGCTCTCGGGCTCGGGCGTCTGCGGCTCCTCGAAGAGGCCCGACGTGTCATCCTCGTCGTCGAGGTCCTCGACGACTCGCGGTCGGCGGGGCGGCGCCGGCGCTGTCGCGGAGGGGTCGGGGTTCAGGCCGAGCTCGTCGGCGATCTCGCTGGGCTTCATGCCCTTCCGCGCGAGCTTCTGGTAGCGGTAGTCGCCGGCGTTCAGCTGGCTTGCCCGCTTGCAGGAGAGGCCGTGCTCGGCGCCGGCCGGGCACACGTTCCCGCGGCATCCCTGGCGGTAGCCGTCGAGTGTGCCGTGGGGGAAGCCGTCCTCGAGACGGTCAGCCGCGGCGTTCATCGGCGTGCCTCTGTCGTCGCCCCGCCGCTGCCGAAGTGCGTGACGGTGCCCGGCGCGGGCTTGTCCGCGCCGGTGAGCGACTTCCACCGGTCGGCGGTCTCGAGCAGCAGGCGGGCGCGGTCGGCAGCCGGACTCGTGGTGTCGGCGGCGTGCCGCTCGGCTGCGGCGAGGAGTCGACGGACCTCCTCGTCGGGCGCGACGGTGCGCACCCGCTCCCGTTCCTGCAGTTCATCCACGGCCACTAGCGACGCGCGCAGCCTGTCGAGGATCTCCCACAGGGCGTCAGCGAGCGACGTGTCGGCGTCGACGATGTGGTGCTCGGCGAGGAACGCGGCCAGCTCGTCCGCGGTGGGCTGCTTCTGGCCGCCCGTCTCCACAGCCGCGAGGATGGCGTCGAGGGACTCGACCGCGGAGACGAGCGCGAGAGTGAAGCGCTGGGTTGCGGAGGTCATTCGTCCTCACCTCCCTCGACGTCCTCGTCGCCCTCGGGGCCACCGGTGGCCTCCCCGGCGCGCTCTGCGCGCCATTCGGCGAGCGCCTCGACGGTGGACGCCTGGTGCTCCTTGTCGGTGTCGGTGAGGGTGTAGCCGAGACCCGTGAGGGCGGGCCAGTAGCCGGCGCTTGCGAAGGCGTCGAGGTTGACCTCGAAGCGGGCGAGCGCCACGGCGATCGCGATGCGGAGCGCCGGGGTCTGCCGGGCGTCGATGAGGTCGAGCAGCTCGTCCTCGCTGGTAGTGGTGTTCCACCCGTCGCGCTCGCGCTCCTTGCCGTCGAGCAGCTGCAGCACGACGTGGAAGGGGATGGCCTCCTGGTAGCCGGTCTCGGCGAACGCGGCCGCGGCGAGCAGATCGAAGTGGCTGGCGGTGGGGCGGAGGCGCCCGGTCGTGAGGTGCCCGCGCAGCCAGGCTCGGCGGGCGCGCGTGTTGGCCGCGATCACGGCCTCGCGCTGGGCGCGCTCCTCCGCCTGCCGCCGGAACGCCTCCTCGCGCTCGACCTCCTCAGGCGTCTTCTCGCGCGCTGCAGGAGCCGTGTCGTGCCCGTTCGCCTTCCAGTCGGTGCAGACGTAGAGCACGTCGATGCCGGGGTCCTTGTCGAGGTAGTGCGCCGACGCGCGGTGGATGATCGCCGCGTGCCCGGGGCAGTGGATGTGGTCCGCGGTGTCGATCTCGAGGCGCTGCAGCGTGCGGCCGGGGCCGCCCATGCTGCCGCCCTTCGCGGTCCACCACGAGCCCTCCCAGTACTGCACGTCGACGACCGGGATCCCGTCCCGCTCGAGCTCGGCGGTGAGCTCTGCGACGCGGTCGGCGACCTGCGCGTCCTGCCGAGCGGCCTCGACGTCGCGATCGAAGTTCTCCGGCCGGGTGGTGGCGGTCTCGATGAGCTTCTTCTGCAGCTTCGGGTGGTCGTCGAACTCCGCGATGGTGGCGGCCTGGCCAAAGTCGATGTCCGGCGCCTCTTCGATGAGGGCGGCGGCGGCGGTCGATGTGTTGATCTTGAGGCCCGCGCGCACCCGCTCGGGACGCTCGCCGAGCTGGGCGGCGATGTCCTGCGGGGTGAGGCCGAACAGGGTGAGCCGCTCGTACCCTTTCGCGAGGTCCTTCGCGGTCAGCTGCCGGCGGCGTTCGTTCTCCACGATCTGCTGCTCGAGCGTGACGGGCGCGTCGCTCTGCGGGCGCACGATGACGGTGATGAGGTCCATGCCGGCGGCGATGGCCGCACCGACGCGGCGGTGGCCGGTCACGATCTTGTACTCCCCGGCGGACTCGTCGAACTCGACGACCGGAGGTTGAATCAGGCCGTGCGCTCGCACGGAGTCGATGAGCTGCTCGTCGGGCGTGGCGTCCTCACGCGCCTGGTCGCGAATGCCGAGGCGGGCAGGGTCGACCTGCAGCAGCTCGAGCGCCGTCGCGGCAGGCTGGACATCGGTGGTGGTGGCCATGGTGTGCTCTCTCGTTTCGGGTGTGGTTGGTGGTCAGGCGCTGTAGTGGCGCGCGGGGGCGAGCTCGTAGTGCAGGGCGAGCAACGTCGGCGATCGCCGGATCGCGGACCACACCGACGCCCATGCGTTCAGTGCGGAGCGGTCGGTGGTCATGCCGGCGCGGAACAGCACCATCCGCGGGCGGCCGAGGTCCTCGGCGATCCAGCTGGCGGGCATCCCCTCGGAGCGGAGACGCATAGCCCGCTCGAGCTGCGCGGGCGTGAGCCCACGAGGGGGGACGTCGGATGCGGGGGTGGGCGTGGTGTCGCTCATGGTCGTTCCTCGAAGTCGGGTCAGTCGAAGAGAGTGGGGTGGGTGGGGGCCGCGGCGGGGCGGGCGAGCGCGAGCAGCGACGTGCGCAGCTCGGTGAGGCCGGCGTTCGTGATGTGGATCTGCAGGTAGGGGCGGGCGCTCTTGCGAGGCCCGACGAGCACGGTGCGCAGCGCAACCCAGTCACGCGACGTCGGCAGGCTCGTCGGGATCCAGACGTCCGCGCCCGGGTTGCGCGGGTCGGCCGGGTTGCGCTCAATCCAGCCGATCGCCTCCATGTGCTCGAAGAGGCGATCGCGGCCCATCGAGATCGCGGGGTCTTCGTCGAGCAGACGCGCGGCCGCGGCCACCGTGTACGCCTCAGCGAACGACGGGGCGCGGTGCGCCGCTTCGAGCGCGTCAGGAGTGAGGTAGGCCGGCAGCTCCTCCTCGAGGAACCGCAGCAGCGCGTCACCCTTCGCCGGGGTTGCCGAGTCGAACCGGGCCCGATAGATCGTCGTCTCGTGCGTGTAGTACTCCACACCGTCGATGTCGACCACCTGGTCGTCGTCGAGCAGCAGGGTCTCCCCCGTGCCCCACGGCGGGATGTCGGCGATCGTCTCGACGTTCTCCCGGTGGAAGTAGACGAACGGGTGGTCGACGAGGAAGCGGAGGTCGGCGCCGTTCACGCGGGCGATGATGGTGCGAGGCTGGCGCAGCTCGACGTCGACCATGGTCATCACGCCCGCTCGCTCTCGAGCGAGGACGTGTGGTCGTCGGCACACGAGGAGCACAGGTCCTCCTCCGCCCACCAGCAGCCCGAGAGGCACGCCTCAGCATCCGTGCACCCACACTCCCGGCACGCACGCCCGGGGCCCAGCCACTCAGCCACCCACGCCCGCAGCTCGGCGAGCTGCTCGCGCTGGCGCTCGACGCGAGCGGTGAGCGCGATGCCGAGGATCGTCAGCGTGAACACGAGGGCGTAGAGCACGATGGTGTGCGGCGACATCAGCGGGCACCGCCCGTCTCCGCGTTGAGCTCGGCGACCGTCGCGTCGAGGTCGGCGACATGGCGGCGAGCGCGGCCGAGTGCCTGGTTGAGCCACCAGCCGAGCGCCATGAGGAGCACGCCAACGAGCGCGACGCCCGTGACCGTGAAGTCAGCACAGTCGACGATCAGCACGAACAGGCCGAGGACGATGAGAAGCCGGGCGATCATGCGGCACCGCCCGTAGTCTGATCGGGCGCCTGCGAAGAGGCGTCCTCGATAGGACCGGAGACATCGATATGCCCATCTCGCCCGACGACGCGACCCGCCACATCACCGCGCTCATGCACGCTCAGGGGCACGCCCTCCAGGCCGCCGACACCGCTCGAGTCGCGCGGAGCGAACTCGCCGACGCTCCCGCGGGTCTCGCGACCCTCGCTCTGGCCGTCGCCCAACTCAGCGACGCTCTCATCGGGATCATCGATGCCAGGGCTCAGGCCATCTCCGACGAGCACGGGCTCGACTACGGGGCTAGCGGCCGCTGAGTGATCTTGGTTCCACGCGACTCGACGTCGCGAGGCCGCGGCGGTGCGCTCGCGCGACAGCCATTCGCTGTGTGCCCTGGCTGCGGTCCAGCACGGTCCGCATCCCTCGACTGCCCCCCGCGGGTGCTCACTGCACGAGACTCTCGGCGCACGCGCCGGCTGCGCCATCGCCCACGAGCTGCTGTCCTCATCGAGCACTCCAGACTGCAGCAGCTCCTCGATCGAACCGAAGATGCGGTCGGCCATGAGGTACATCAGCTCGGGCTCGTCGATCACGGGAGCGACGATGAAGAGTCGCTTGCCGGGGGTGCCGGCGAAGTAGCCGGCCTCGAGGTGCGCGGAGCGGCCGCACGGCAGGAGCAGCACGCCCACCTCGCAGGCGTCCATCGCGCCCCAGTCGTTGGCGAACCCGACGCCGGCGGTCTCGGTGGTGAGCGCCTGACGGAACGACCACGGCGACCACATCTCCCACTCGGGATCGATATCGGCCCAGCTGAATCCGCCGGAGCTGTCGCCGAGGTCGTCGCTCGTCCATGGGGTCTGAGGGTTGCGGAAGTCGTAGACCTCGTGCCCGGCGCCGCGGAGGCGGAACACCGCCTCCGGCTGGGATGCGTTGCGCCACGACGACGCTAGGTAGATGCGGGTCATCGGCGTGCTCGCTTCGGCGACTTCGGGGCGGCCCAGAAGATGGCGCCGACGATGACGAGGCAGATGGCAGAGAGCGCGATCGCCCGGATGCCGTCACTGTCGCCGCCCGTGGCCTCGAGTCTGCGCACCGTGGACTCGACAGCGGGGGGCGTCGTATCGGCGGTCGTGTACTGCGGGGTGGGACCGACACCCTCGGTCTCGCTCGGCTGGGGTCCGGGCGTCGTCGCCGTGGGGGTCGGCGTGGGGGAAGGCGTCTCCGTCGCGGTGGGGGAGGGCGAGGGAGTGACCGAGGGTGTCGGGGTCGGCGTCGACGTCGCGGAGGGCGTCGGGGTCGGCGTCGCCGTCGGGGTCGGCGTCGGCGTCGCCGTCGGGGTCGGCGTGGCGGTCGGGGTCGTCGTGGCCGTGGGCGTCGCCGTAGGCGTGGGCGTCACGGTGGGCGTGGGCGTCGCCGTCGGGGTCGAGGTCGGCGTCGGAGTGGCGGTCGGCGTCGGAGTGGGCGTCTCGGTCCAGGTGGGTGTCGCCGTGGGGCGGCAGCCGCGGCCGATCGGGGGCTGTCCCCCCTCGCCGTAATGCTCGGGGTAGAGCCAGACCTGCACCCACTCGATGCAGAGAGTGTCAGGGTCGGTCTGCAGCGCGGACCACGGCAGGAACGACTTGCCGATGTAGAACCGGCGAGGCTCGCTCGGCGCCCAGTTGCGGTCCTCGAAGTGGATGCTGAGCGTGCGCCCGTCCGTCGTGCGGACGTTGACGTGACCGCCGTCCGGGAAGGTGTCGCCCGCGGGGAGCGTCAGCCCGTCCTCGGCCACCCGGTAAGGGACCGGAGCATCCGAGCCGGCGGCGAGCGCGGCAGTCGCCGGGAGCAGCACCACGGCGGCCGCGGCGACGATGGCGGCGAGACGGCGGCTCACGATGCCACCGCCCCGGACGGCGCGCCTGGCGTCGGGTGCGGGGGTCGCGTGACGACCCCCGCACCCTCACCGACACACGGAGAAGTGTCGGTGGACTCCGATACGGTCGCAGCGGAATCGTCCGAGGCAGCACCCTCGGCGTCCGCTACCGAAACGGAGACATCATCGTGAGCTTCAACAACCCCACCGCCGCCTCCCTGGCCCAGCGGGCCGAGTCGCTCGCCTCGCGCGCTCGCACCAACGCGATCCATGAGGACTACGACGACGGCATCAAGAAGCTCGCGGAGGCGGTCGCCGATCTCGCCAAAGCCATCAAGTCGCTCGCCAGCTGAGGCGGCCGCGCGCTCACGTGCATCGAGGCCCTCCTCGCGGATCAGCTCCAGCACTCGCCACTGCTCAAACAGGGATACGTCGTCGAACCCCGCTGCAGCGGCCTCCTCACGGAGAGTTCGCTCGTGCCGTGCGTCGCTCAGAGCGGTGTAGACGGACCAAAGGTCTCCCACGGCCGAGCCGTGCACAGTCGTGGGGCCGGTACCGCCCTCACGGACGCGACGAGCGTTGCGGCTCACGATGCGACCGCCGCAACGTCGTCAGACGATTCGACGTAGAACGCGCCGACAGGCACGCCGATGACGTCGGCGAGGGTGATCAGCTCACCTGCGGTGATCGGCGTCTCGCCCGACATCCGTCGGTACATCGCCATACGCGAGACCCGAAGGGCATCGGCGAGAGTCGTCTGCTTGACCTGCCTCTCAGCCGCGAGGCCGCGCACCCTTCGTGCAACATCTGCGTTGTTGGTTATCGCCAT